GCTTCGGAGGAAACGCAGACCGAGGAAACCAATGCTTCGGAGGAAACGCAGACCGAGGAGGTCAATGCGTCCGAACAAGAAACGAACCACAGTCGCCCCCTGCCGAAAGGTATGACGTGGCATGAACATACAATTAATCAAAAACCAAAATCTTTAAACATGGAAAAGACATTTCGTGAACTCAACTGTGACGTTGAGTTTCAGCGTCGTCTCAACGTTCTGAACGCGGCTTTCCGGGCCGGGGGTACGACGGCTGACAACAACCCCGAGAACGTGGAGACCGTTCGCATGATCGCCTGCTCGATGCTCGCCGATCAGAACATGGTGGTGCTGGCGAATGCCTGCAACTTCACCAACTCTGTAACCAAGGAGCGCAAAAACGGCCTCGGTCTGCTCGTGGAGTGTGCCGCCGGTGGTGCCGCCGCCGCCACGCTGTCCGCCGCTGACCTCGGCGTCATCAAGTGGATGTCGTTGTTCTACGAGAAACTCCTCCCGAACAACTCGTTCATGCGTTCGATCCGTTTCGTCCCGATGTCCGACAAGGAGGGTGCTATCTACGTGGAGAGCGGCATCAACCCCGCAACGTACACCGGATCGGTTACGCCCGTCAACGCGCCGCGGTACTTCTACGACGACATCAAGCGTACGATTGCACGCGAGGTGTTCTCGATCCAGCCCGTGACGTTCCAGAACGCGGACATGGCCATCCTCGCGTACGACAAGCAGTCGTGGGGCTGGACCATCGCAATGGACTCGCTGATGTCCGACGTGTGCACGTACATCCTGCAAGTCGTTGCGAACACCCCCGGTATCGCAAAGGTTCCGACCACTGGCGCAACGTTCTCGTCGAGCGGCCTGTTCCCCATCGAGGCTCCGAACTCGAACGTGAACATCAAAGGTGTGTCGTCGGACGACATTACGATGGCCGTCGGTGCGTTCCTCGTACAGAACTACAAACTGAACGGTCGCCGCGTCGAAGCCGTCCTTTCGTCGAACCTGTTCACGAAACTGGCCACCGACCCGACGTTCAAAACCATCCTCACCCCGCAGTTGTCGGGTGCCGTTGGCAGCGAGTTCCAGTACAACGGTGTCACGATCTCCGGACGTAACCCGGTTGCACGCTACAACACGACTTCCGGCAAGCCCGAACTCGATCCGGCCATGTACACCGACGGTACGGTGGACGGCGACGGCAAGATTACCGACGTGACCCCGGCAACGACCACCGCTAATCATGTAGGTGCAGGTCTCGCATTCGTCGAGGGCGAGGTTATCGCAGGTGTAGGTACGATCGACGTGATCGTCATGCCCGATCCGACCAACTACGGCATCACGATGTCCGGATGGATGTCTACCGGTGCAACCGTGGCCCGTCAGAACGGCAAGGGCGTCGCGCTGATTACCCCGACCGTCGTAGCTGGCGCATAAAGTTCAACCGACACGTAGGCACGTTAATGTGCCTACGTGTTACTTAACTCCTTAACTCCTTAAATCGTATGAAAGTAAACTTTGTAAAACAGCAGATTCTCTACATTGCTCTTGCCGTACGGCAGTACAAGAAAATGTACGTGCTCACGAACGGTCAGATGTTCCAAAAGCAGAGCGACGCGGAAAAAACCGCACGCACTCTCAATCAGATTATCGAAGACCCGATGCTCCACGTCGGTATCAAGGTAATCACCGAAGACATGGTATCGGAGGCCGATCTTCGGACGTACGGAAAATCCCCCGAAAAATTCAACGAATTGTTTGACGACGCTATCATTCCGCTCGTACGTGGCACTCGTGACTACGAGGGTCGGAAATACGAGGCGCCCGTTGAGCAGGACGAGGACGAAAAGGCACGTTTGGCCGCCCTCCTCGGCGACGAAGTTCCGGAGCCCGCAAAGGAGCCGGAGCCCGCAAAGGAGCCGGAGCCCGCAAAGGAGCCGGAGCAGGAGGCTGAAAAGGCTGTCAAAGATGTGGAGGCTGAAAAGGCCGCCGCCGAAAAAGCCGCCGCCGAAAAAGCGCTCGCCGCCGCGTCCAAGTTCGCACCTAAGAAAAAATAACAAACTATGGCACGAACAGGTTTCAGCGTAAACGTTAGCAACACGGTCATGGGGACGCCCCCGTCCGTGAACGCTAACACTATGCTAATCGTTACCGGTACTGCAACTACCGGGTCAACGTTCCCCGTGGCCCTCGATACGCCCGTGTTGTTCAAATCCGTTGACGATCTCGAAACTCACGGGATCACGATGGGGAACAACCCGAATGCGTATCGTCATATCACGGACTTCTACAACCCTACCATGGAGGTAAACAACACAGGTACGTACCTGTGGGTTGTCCTTATCGGGATGACCGACACGGCTAACGTGACGACAAAACTCCCCGACTTCCTCCGGGCCACCGTTGTAAACGGATTTCAGTACCGCCCGCGACAGATCGTCATTGCGTTTGCCATGCAAAAAAGCGCTTTGCCCACCTTGCAGACGACCATCATGTCGATGTACGACGAGGGTTTCTCCACCTGTGCAATCATTGCGGGCGATAATTTCATGGAGGCGTCTCCTATCGAAACAGGTGTCGCTACTATGGGCGATCTTTCGACGAAGAAAGCAGGTATGGTTGGCGTCGTCATCTTTACCGACGTGCAAAAAAAGCCTGCATGCGTTGGTAAGGTCGGTGGCTGGATGGCCTCGCTGTCCGTCGGTACGTCTATCGGCGATACGTCTCTTCCCGCGTTCGGTGATTCGCTCTACATGTGCGACATGAACGACTCGGAGGAGTACGTAAACACTCCGTGTGCCCAGTTGTCGCTGGCGACGGTAAACGCGCTGGGAGACAAGCAGTACATCTTCCCCCGTACCCGGCCGCCCAAGAACGGGCTGTGGCTGAACGACGGAGCGACTGCCGAAGACCCGCTTACCGCGCTATCTTCGCTGGAGGCCGCCCGTACCATCGCTTCGATGGTGGACGATCTGCGTGCGTTCTACACGCCGTACATTAACGGCAAAGTGCCTATCGACGCTAACGGTAGGACGCAGTCTTCGTACGTCGATGTGGTGACTTCCCTCGCGCGTGAGAACGTCATCGTACCTTACATCGACAGCGGTGACATATCGGACGCTCGAATTACGCAGACGGACCTCAACGACGACTTCTCCGGAACGCGCACATGGCAGGTATCGCTGGAGATTCTGCCCGCACCGACCCTGCGCTGGGTGAACTCTTTCGTGTTCTACGTTAAAAAACTCAACTAAGGTATGGCACAAAAAGTAATCGCCGCAAGAGACTTTGATCTCTACCTCAACTTTGACGAAATCGGCGTCGTTTATAAGGTTGAGACTGGCGCCAATTTCAGCGCAAACATCTCCGGAACGACCGACGACATCGGTGCGTTCTCTACTGACGAGCCTATCGCAACGGACAATGGCGGTAACACGTACGACATTTCGTTCTCGTTGCAACAGGCCGAAGCCCTCACGATTCTTGCCGCTCTTGCCGCGGCTACGCAGAACCGTGCAGGAGGACCTATCTGTCACATCCGTCAGATCGTCGAATCAGCGACCATCACGGCTGTATGGCACAAACGCCGCGACGTACCCGCGACGTCCACTACCGAAACGTACGGTCGCTGTACCGGCGTCGAGGAATCGGACGGCGTTGAGCGTCGGGGCACCGAGACACTCAAATCGTGGCGTTTCCGCGCCCGTAGTAAGAGCGTCAAGACGTCGGTATCGGCGTAAACACAGGTATGCGGGCTTTGATCGGCCCGCATATCACTACACTTTTTAAACAAAAGCAGGATGGAAAAAGAAATTAAGTTGCGTAAAGTTACGCTGAAAAAAGTACTGACGCCGGAGAGCGAGCAGGACTTCACGGTAGAAGTAGTACCGTTTAACCGTCGGAACGACGATCATGTGAAATTTGCGTTCGATTACATCGACATGCTCGGACGCAAACCGTCCCCGTTCGAAACTGAGAGTGACGCCGCGCGTGCGTACGTTATGATTTTCATGGCGCACAAAGCCGACGATCTCAACGATCAGAACAGCGCGATCTCGTGTGTGCTGTCCGATGTACGCGCATGCCGTGTACTTCTCTTTCAAGCCGAGACGCAGAAAGAGTTTCACGATTTTTTCGTCAACGACTAACATACCCTATCGGGGATGTTGAGGGGGTCGAGGAGGATAAGCAAGAGGAAGCAAAACGTATTGCGCAGAACTTTAAGATCATCAAACAGGCAAAGGAGCGGGACCCGTATTTTATCAAACGGGTCTTCGTTTCTCACTACTGTAACATCCCGTATCACCTTATGTTAGATGGGGACCTGTACCCCATGACGTTGTTAGAGGAACTTTTTGCGGCATCGTATTACCTAATACGTAACTTTGAGTTGGCCCCGTGGGCCACGGGTAATTTAGAAGATCGTGTAGAAAAACTTGTAGAAGATGGCAGGATATAATATAGTACTGGACTTAGGGGGCAACGCGGTTTCTCGGTCTGAAAAACTGGCGGCAAACCTCGGGGTAGCGGCGGCAAACGCAACTACCCTTGCGGCGGCATTACGTTCCGTTGGGACAGCCGCCGCCGCTGTCCCAGCCCGTACTATACGAGTAGGGGCCGTCCCTACGGGTTCTTCTGTGCGTGGACGGTCTTACGCCGCCGATAACGGACGCTTCCGAGAGTACATACAAGGTATGACGCGGCAGAGCGACGTAATGCGCTCGATGGCCCGGTATTACCGTGAGCAAGAACGCGACGCACGCGCACGTTACACTCGCCACCGTAATACGAAAATCATGTCTTACGGCACCGGGTTCAACTTCGGTGGTTTCAGCGGGCGTTTCTCGACAATTTTACAGCCGGATGCTAACGGAAACATTCTCGGCATGAACGCGGAGAAATTAATGCGTGGTGTAAATGCCGGGGCCATAGCTACGTCTATGGTAGGTATGATCGGCAAGGCCGTTCTTAAAACGATGGCTTACTCGACTGCGGTGCCCCTTGCGGTTGGCGGGTTAGGTATGCGTGCCATGATAGGTATGTTGCAGTCCGAGGGCTTTGCTTCGGGCGTGCGTCTTATCTCACGAAGGCACCAAGCGCGTGCTGGTCTTGGTACGGGGTACGAGCGGGCCAACTCGAACGCGGACTTTTTGGCCGCAAGCTATGGCTTGGACCGTAGTACCGCGTTAAGCAGTATAAACGTTCTGACAGGACTTGGCATTGGTGGCTCCGGCAAAACGAAAATTTCGCTTGCGCAGGCGACAAACCTTACCAAAGTAGGTGGTCTTATTTCCCAGCAGGCGGGCGTACCGTTTGAACGTGTGATGACCAACATACAGCAGTTGTTGGTGCAGGCAACGCCGAACATCCGAGACATACGCGAGTTACTTAACCAAGCCCCCGTGCTCGGTAAGTACGCGCTAAAGGAGATGGAGGAGCGAGGCGTGAAGGGGGTAGACGTACGTACCTTCCTCAAAGATCAAAGCGCGCTTTTGGCGGTCCTCCGTCGTTACGAGTTGGACAATGCGTCAAATGCAGGTATGCGTGCGCGCGGTCAGATCGCACTTGCACAACAGGACTTTTGGGCCAAGATCGCTGGGAATAATGCCGCATGGAGTTACGTCGGCGGGGCTGGCGCAGGTCTTATAAGTGCGGGAGGTAATGCAGTGAACTCCCTCCTTTCTACCGTCACCAATAATGACGCTTTTCGCGTAATGGTTAAACGTGTAGAAAACTTGTTCGAAAATTTCGAGGACAATGGGACACGGCTCGTCGATAAACTTATTACGTTTATAGAGCGTGCTGGAGAAAAACTTGGCCTTGATCTCGGAGATTCACAGAAAGCCAAAATAGCGAACGACAAAGAACGTGCATTGGACGACCTACGCTACAATCGTACGTTTCGTAAGAATTTCGAGGCTACGCTGGATAGCGCCGGACTTCTTAAAGATGTATCGCCGAGTATGCGTGGTAAAGCCATCAACGACTATCTATCGCAATATCTCGATGTAATAAAACGAGACGAAGACGTACTGAACATGGTACGGGGTATAGGTACGTTACGTGATGCAAACGGCCCGTGGACACCAAGTCAGCGGAGAAAAGCGAATGAGGCCACCATTGATTGGGCCGCAGGGCTTGCGTTTAACTCCGATTCAACCGCTGTTTACTATCCGGTAACGGGTAATTACAAAGGCTATACGGGCGTTAAACACTCCGGAGCATGGGACAAGTCTACGTTACGCAATCCTATGACTGCTAATGCGGCTTACGCTATTGACTACTCCGATCTTGGCAACTCGCTCGGAACGTTTATTAAGAAGCTGACCGATATCGCTCCGGGCGCATTACTATCAATAGCAGGCGCAGGTGCGTCCGGGTCAGACCTTTCGGGTTTCAACAAAGACCGCCGTAACCTCGAAATCCATTTTCACGACGCGATTGTGAAGTGGACATCGAACATAAGTACCGACGACCCGCAGGAAGTCGTGGCAGAAGTTAAACAGAACATCGACCAAATTGCATCCGAAGCTATCCAAAAGGCTATGCTTGCCGCAACAGGGAAGATGGGAACACGTTGGATATAGGTATGGGAATAGTCAGAGACGCAATAGAAACTACCACCGAATCGGTCCGGGGTGCTATCCAAAACTCCGGGCCGTACAAGGTGGCCAACCGTGTGATCGCCGAGACGCTCGACGCACGTGACGCTGTTCGAAATACCGCCGTCCTCGCTTTATCGAAAACGTGGATCGGGATAAGCCAAGTCTTGCCCGCGCAGACGGATCGAGCACAGCAACAGCAGAACGCCCGTAACGTACCTTTCACTCGAAAGGAGCAGGCCGTTAACGGGTTGGAACGTAGGTCTGGTCCGGAGTTGGACCGATACGACTACACAAAACTCTTCTCGTTGCAGATCGGCGACTACTTTATGCCGATGTCGCAAACGTTTAGCGTGAAAGCGAAGAAACGGTTAAACGTCTCGGCCCTCGTTGACGGGCCCGACATTATCCAGCAAACTCGTAAAGAGGCTAAGACGATTAACTGTACGCTTCGTCTTACGCTAAGAGATAACCAGCCAAACCTCCAAATCATGGAGCGGCTGGAAAACGAAGCGGAGGCAAAAGTCGCAGAGTTGTCAAAGTTTCTCAACGAATTTTACGAAAAGGATCAGATTCTGCGCATACGTAACCAAAAAATTAACGAAACGCACGGTATCGAGTACGCGATAATCACTGAGTATACGGACACGCCCCGAGTAGGTATGGGGACGTATCAGTTCGAATTTACTCTTACAGAGGTGAAATACGGAGAGAACGTTGTTACGTTCAATCTGCGCGAGGTCGATTCGGACGCTGGTAACTATTAATTATGAACTCGAACTACCTTATCTGCCGCAACGAGGTATACATAGAGGATATTTGGGTAGGGCAGTTTGAATCGTTCGTACTTACCGGAAACGATAAGCAACTCGGCGATTCGGCTGTTCTTACTCTACCTCTATACGCTATCGGTATTGAGCAACAGGGGGAGGCCCGTTCGCGTATGCGGGAGGTCTTTAAGCCCAATGTTATCAAGCCGTTCGCGCACGTTGAGGTATATATGTGGTACGAGGGCTACGAGAAAATGCGTGTGTTCAACGGTTTGATCGAGCAGGTTGTAGAGGGCTTCCCCACTACGCTATACCTGCGCGACTTCACGCTGATCCTCAAATTCGGCCGGGTACAAAAGGTATGGGGCGACGTGAAGATGACGCAGATTATGACGGACATCCTCCCCATCGCAAACGAAGCGTTCGCAAAGGAGCGCGAAAACATGGGCTTCGACGCGAACCCGAACATACCGGAACTGACGTATACGACTGACGGACCGTTTGTACAGGCCACGACCAGTACATTCCCGTTTAACAACCCGGTTGATTTCAGCCCGTACGATACCGTACAGCGGCTTATGCAGTTGATGGTTTTATACGGGGGTGTGACGGACGACGGGAAAGTGTACATAGGAGGTTTGACGAAAAACAGTACTGCCCCGATTGAGAAACTCAACACGAAGTATAACGTTTTCGGGGCAGACCTTATTCGCGAGGATTCGCGTTTTATTAACTACGAGGTTAAGGTCACAGGCATCCTCAAAACGGGCAAGCGGTACACCGCAACCGGAGGTTTGCGCACGTCGCGCAGTACGAAACAAAAGAGTGAACTGGACAAGAAGTATGCCGAAACGATACGTAGCTACTCTACGTTGGACAGCGTAACGGAGTTGGATAAGTTCGCGGACAAAATGTTACTGTCTCTACAAGGCCGCAGGAACAAGGGTAAATTGATCCTTCCGCTCTACCCGAAAATAGAGCCCTTACAGACAGTCGAATTTACCCACACGCTGTTCCCGGAACTGTCCGGACAGTACTACGTATTGGAGTATCAACTTAAAGGCGACGTTAACGGCTTTTTCCAAACGTTAACCGTCACCGATAAAGTATTTGCGATATGAGTGTTAAACGTGTTAGTTACGACCCAGCCGAGGAAGCGGGAGGCGATTTCGGCACGTTCCTCGCGCAGATGTTTTCCACCGTTCGGACCGTTCTTGTCACCGTCAAGTCGGTAGACACGGCGAACGGGGTCGCGCAGGTTTACCTGTTTGAGGAGGACAAAACGTTCCCCGTACCTTTGTCTTTGTACGGAACGGAGGAGTACGGGACGACGTGCGTACCTACCGAGGGGTCCGCCGCGCTTATTACATACATCGATGGGGACCTCAACCGTCCGGTGTTTGTGGGTGTCTCGGAGACCGACAGGTGGGAGTTTAGGCGCGGGCAGACGGTTGTAACGTTTACGACCGACCCCGACGATTCGTCGAAAGACGAAGTGAGTGTGGTAGTCGGTAACTCTAAGGTACGCATAACACCGGACCTTATCGAGTTAAACGAGGGGTCGTTGGACGGGCTGGTCATCGTGGGGAAACTTACGGAACGGTTGAACAAGTTGCAACAGCAGATCGACCAAATACAGTCCGCCATAGCGTCGCATACGCACACAGTATCAACCACGGGGTCTGCGACAGCGCAAACAGGTGCTACGACGGGTACCACTTATTCGAGGGTGAGCGTTGACAAGTTCAACAACAGTGACTACGAGAACGAAAAAATTAAGCAGTAATGAGAGGCATAGTGTATGATTTTAACGTCGGTGACGTTGTCATATCGGAAAGCGGACCTTTTGTAAAAGGTACCATCGACAACCAAAACGTCGCGCTTATCGCCGTGTCGCAGGTCTGCCGCATCACCAAACCCGAGATAGGTGCGCAGATCGGGGCGCGGATCGTCAACCGACGGACCAGCGAAATTGTCGGCGTACTGGCTGACGCAAAGAAACAGGCGCAGAACGACGGCGCAACGAACGTAGTCATAGAGATGACAGACGAACAACTTTTATTTACGGGGCGCTATGAAGATTAAAGAGAATACGACTATTGTCGACGTCGCGTTTAACCTATACGGCTCGCTGACGGGCATCCCCGCCATCCTGCGACAACTGCCCGTCGGCGAACGTATCGGTTTCGATACGCCACCCGGTATGGGTGAGGATGTCGCAGACATCGGCCAAACGTGGACGCCGGACCTTGCCGGTAAAGACGTAGACATTAAGGTTGAGAAAGTGTATAACACACTCGGCGTTGCGAAAGCCCCGTACTCCACAGACCTCTACCGGATCGGGGCCGCTGTAAGGTATGGGGAAGGGATTATCGAAACGCTTTTAAATATGTAATATATGGCAGAGTTTTTTACTAAGTCGGAACTTACGCGCTCCGACACAGCACAAATACGACGGATCGACAATACCCCTACACCCGAAGCGTCAGCCGCACTCGACGCTTTGATGTGGAACGTACTGGACCCGATCCGTCGGATGTGGGGGCGTCCGATTATCGTCAACAGCGGCTATCGCTGTCCGAAGTTAAACGCGGCAGTCGGCGGCTCCGCCACGTCGCAACACATGAAAGGTGAGGCGGCGGACATCACGGCTGGAGACCCGGAGAAAAACAAGGTACTGTTCGACATGATCGTACGCTCCGCAATCCCGTTCGATCAACTGATCGACGAAAAAGGTTATCGTTGGATTCACGTTTCGTACCGCCCGAACGGACGTCGAAACGTATTACACCTCTAAACTATGGGAGCAGTAACCACAATTACAAATGCGCTAAAAGCTATCATGCCGACGTTCGGAACGACGAACGCAGACATCGAGAGTAAAATCATCGATGTAGTAGGTACGTTGGCCGACAGCGAAGCGATGGAGCGTAATAACACGTTGAACGTTATCAACGAAGCGCTCGCAAATCAGAAGATCACGACGGTGGAATACTACCGTCGGAAAGCCGTCGCGTTCCAGTACGGCGATTCGTTGGTATACGATCCGATCAACCAAGGTGGGTATTACGACACAATCGACACGGAGAAACAGATCATCAAGCAGGCATACGTTGTCGGTGCTTATCCGATATGGACCCTGCTTGCCAACGCACTCGGCACGAACGGTCATCTGCGGAAACTCACCGCCGACGAGTTGTCCTCGTTGCAGACCTATTTCAAAGCGTTCCAGCCGATGGGTCTGGAGTTAAACGTTACGTCTATGGACGTTGCGAAGATCACCGACACGGGTCTTATCATCTATGTGCAGACAGGTACGGACGCACAGTACGCCGCAGACCAAATCACGGCAAACCTGCTCGCGCACGAAGCGACGTTGCGTAAGACCAATACCGTTACGCTTACCGAGATCGTGGATGTAATCCAGCAGTATGAAAAGGTACGCGCGGTAAGTTTCGGTAATCCGGTTGCAACGGAAGTTGCGTTGGATGGAAGTACCCGTACTGTCAAACCTGTTAACGGTATCTTCGACCTCACGAACGGTGCGTTTACGTTCGCTACACCAATCACTACGGCACTCATTAAAACGCTTGCGTAATGTTCCGATACATCGATATGCCTAAGTTGGTTGCGTTCTACCTGCGGGAGTTTTCATACGACGCAGGTGGGAACGCTTCCAACTTATACAAATTCGTCTTCTGCCTTTGCCTGCCGTTCGTCTCACGCACGTTCCGTCGTGCGAGACTTATCGCGCTGGCGATAGCGGAATGCACCAACAGCCAAGACCAAATTACCCGGGTCTTGGAGAAAATCACAGGTGCGAAAGCCGATTATATTTCACTCAACGACAGTTACTACCTATCGTACGACGGCACGGGCAATACGCCGGAGTTCCCTTACAACGTATTAAGCGCACCATTAGTACCGTACAGCGAAACGCCCAACCAACTGTATATGTACATTGATCTTAACGGTGCATCGGAGGACGAGGTACGCGCGTACCTGCAACTACTCATACCGTTCTACGTTAAAGTAAATTTAGTTTTTGGCCCTAAACCTTAATAGTTATGTCAATTCTTAGAATTAATAGCGCAAACCCCGGCGTAAAACGCCCGTTAAAAGTCGAAGACCTCGCAAACCTGTGGGAGGGTATCGAAAGTGCGTTGGCACAGGGGACAGACGGCAAACCGCGTATCATCTGTGGTTTCGACGTAAATGATTATGACGAGATGGAGCCGGGTATCATCGCGTTCAACGGTCATCTGTATATGTACGACGCCGAGTTGAGTTTGCAGGTGGGTTCCGACATCTACGCCGCGGAGATTTCTACGGGTGATACTCGCGTACTGGGAGACGGCACGACGCAAATATTTTCCTACGCGCGTGTTATCACGGGCAGTTCGACCGCACCGGGTGCGGTCCTAATCGGGACCGCATCGATTGAGAATCTCGAAGCGTGGAAAGCACCTCTCGCAATCCCGGGTAATTCCATACTGACTCCTATGTTGGCGAACGGGTCTGTCACGGGACCAAAACTTGCCGACGAATCGATAACGGGCGATAAGATAGCCGACGAATCGATAACCGGCGGTAAGTTCGCCGACGGCTCGTTGAGGACAATGCAACTCGCGGACAGTGCGGTGCAGATGGCGAAGATTGCGTACAATCTGCGTCCATGTACTACGGGCAACGCTCAACAAATGTTCACCATGACGTCCACAAGGCAGACGTACAATCTACCCAATTTAATTATTGCCCCATCTTCGAGCGGATATAACCTATGGGACATTAAAACGCTTTACGTTTCACCATCGGGTACGGGTGATTACACTCTTACCATTATGACAAACGGTTTTGGTTCCAATTTTGCTGATATGCCTGCGTACCTTCCACTCGTTGTCCAATTAGGACAACCGGGTGCAAAGCTAAACGTGCGCGTGGGCTTCTTAGCACCAAACAACGGAAACCCTGTTTTCACGGATATCGTTTCCTTAAGTAACAGGCAGGTTGTGACTATGCTGTTAGTCAAAAGTTTAGCACGCTCTTGCTACACCCCCGTTTCGATGGTATGGTGTCCCGAATAGTAAAATTCCCCGGCTAATAACCGGGGAATTTTACTCCTACTGATATAGGTATGCGTTCGAGTTTCGGACGCCGCAGCCTTTATGACGGTAAAAGTGAGTGCTGTTGGCACGTACTATCTGCCAGTGAACGTAGTGAAAGCGGCAACAAATTAACAAGTGCCCGGCACGTTGTGCCGCTTACCCATATCTGTAATACAAAAAGCGTAATATGAAAATCATATATAACAACGTAATCCCTTTTAAGGGATTTGCCGCAATCAACCTGTTCGGAGTTATATTCGCGCGCAAGGAGTGTCGTCCGCTGTCGAAAGAAGCTATGAATCACGAAGCGATTCATACGGAGCAGATGAAAGACCTGCTATACATAGGCTTCTATCTGTGCTACGTCGTAGAGTGGTTGGTACGCCTTTTTATGAAAGGCAATGCGTATTGTAATCTTTCGTTCGAGAAAGAAGCGTACCGTTGTCAACACATTGCCGACTATACGCAAACCAGACGACGGTTTGCTATGTGGAGATAAGAAAAGCCCGACTATTTGTCGGGCTTTTGCCGTTTTAAGCGTTTCTGTTTCTCCCGCTGTCGCGCACGTTTCTGCTTTCGTATAGGCACGTTATCGTCGGCTAACGAAGCCCCGTATACGTCGCAATCGTATTCCCTGTACCTGTCTCTCATACTTGATAAATTACGTAAAAATCTTTCCACGAAAGCTCACGACATCCGGGACGGTTCATGGGCTCACCCTCCCACCCGTACCAAGTAGGTACGAGTTCTGCGTCCAAACGTCCGCACCAACATTCGTTGTGACGCTCAACGTAAACCGTATAGACGCCGCACGACGCGAACCCAATGTCGCCGCGTGCCAACTTCTCGTTAAGCGCTTCTTTGACCCAATCGGGTATTATCTGTGCCATACTATAAATCTATTATCCATTCAAGAATAGCATACGCTAATTTGAGAAAGAAACCAACGAATACTACTATCCCTACAATTACGAATAGTAACAGTATAATAAAAACGATCCAATCCAGTATCATTACATTGAAGTGTAAAAGGTTTCTGCGTCGCGCTCTTTGCGCTGTAAAATTTTAAGCACTTTCTCGTCTATTGTTCCACGAGCGATAAGATGGATAATACTCACAGTTTCTTTTTGTCCACTTCGATGCAGACGTTTGTTCAACTGTGCGTAAAGTTCGGCGTCGTATGTGAGGCTGTACCAAACGACTACTGATCCGCCAAACTGTAAGTTAAGCCCGTGGCCTACACTCGCCGGGTGGACCAGCGCCATGCCGATCTTCCGGGCGTTCCAATCGGCAATGTCCTGCGGCGTATCGAGGCGTCGGGCCGTCGGAAAGGCTTTTTTTAACTCCTCATACTCGCTCTTAAAGCCATAGGCCACGAGCAATCCCCCGTCATACGATTCTCGAAGGTCTTTGAGAGCCTCTATTTTCTCGGTATGTACCACGTCATACGTTTCGTTCGTATCGTCCAAGTACACGCATCCGGATGCGAATTGACGTAATTTCATACCGAGCGACGTGCGGGAGAACGCAAGGAATGTCTTCTCGTCGCCCCCATAAGGTTTGCCCCCGTTCTCCTTTTCGAACGCAAGTACGTTCGTCTCTTCGAACGTTTTATACTCCGTCATACGACGTTTCGGCAGATCGATATACACGTTCTTATAAAGGCACTCCGGTAAGGCGACACTATTTTTGACGATGTACACCAAGTGCCGACAGTCACTCATTAGTTGATCCACTTGCACTGGGTCTACCTCGTAAATCGACACTACGCCGTTCACTTTATATTTCACACGACAATAACGTCGGTAGAACTCTCCGAGCGTACGTCCTAACGCCGCTCCGCCGTCCAACAGGAAGCATTGGTGCCACAGACCTATGTACCCGTTATGTACAGGTGTGCCGGACAAGAGTATGCGCCGCGGGACCTTATTACAGATACGCCGGGCTTCACGACTGCGTAATGACTGTTTGTGCTTCATTAAAGTCGATTCGTCGATGATGACGCAGTCCCAGCAACCGTGCGGGATTTCCTTAATGCGGGTCACGCTACATACGCATACCTTGTGCGGTTCCGGGGACATAAGGAACAACTTCACGTCCAACGCTTTTTCACAGTAACGCACGTTGAGACCCATGTCGAACGTAGCCGCTTCCTGCGACCACACGCTTGACGCTACACGTTTCGGGGCTATTATAAGAATGTTCTTTAAGCCCTCTCGTACAATCAAAGCGGCGGTCGCAGTCAGCGTTGCCAACGTTTTACCAGCACCCATCGGCGCGACGATCAGAACGTTTTTACGCTCCATTTCTACGCGCACGATGTTCTTTTGGTACTCGCGTAACTCTACCATACGTCTTCCATCTTTTGGTTATAGGTAAGTACGCAGGCGAGAAATAGCGCGATATCTATTACGATAATAACTACTACCATCTGTTACGCTTTTTATACTCGTTCCATTCACGTTACTTTACCACTTTACGGTATAAGATATACACCAGTATCGCGAGTGGTGCAACGATCATGGCGAGCAGTATTATGCACACAAGGTAGATCATACGGCCGCTTCCCAGTTTGCGAGAAAACCGTCGAGGAACAGGATGTGATGACGGAGCGTACTCGAAATGTTCAGTACATCGTTTTCGGTAGTGGGGTCGAAAAAATCCTCCCGCACCCCGCTGTGAATGTGCTCGATAAGTATGTTGAGTTCATTGCGTGTACGTTCTGCCATCAGTTCTGCCCCACAGCGTATTTTCGGGTCTTCCCCCACGAGGACAGACGCTTCAACAAACTCGGTCATAGATGTGTATGGTACGCCGCCAATCACACGTTGCGTCTCGGCCACCTTATCAGCGGCATCGAGGAGTGTCTTCCACACGTCGTCGAACTCCAAATGGAGCGAACGGAAATGCGTTCCCGACACTAACCAATGTCGGCCTTTTACATTTGCCGCTACTACTTCGATTGTTGACAGCAGGATGTTCAAAGCAATCTGCTGTTCGTCATTGTTCGTTCTTGCCATAGCTAATACGTTTTATAAGATAATGTTTGAAGTTCTTTAAGGTTATGCACCGGTACGTCCAGTACATACGTTTCGATCCCTTGCTCTTTGAGCATCTTTTGAAAAAACACTTGCGCTTCTGTGCATACCTTTCCCGTGGTCTTAGTCTCCACATAAAAGGTATGCCCGTTACAATGCACGAGATAGTCCGGTATGCCTTTGTTGGTTATCGGGTGCATCTTAAAGATAAGGCCGTTGGCCTCCTTTATTACGTTAAGGAGGTACTTCGCAACGAGTTTCTCGCTATAAATTTTCCGGCTCATAGTCGTTAAATCTATGCGTTCCTGCGTCCGGGTCAATCGTCACATCCAACGTGACGACCCGTGTCAGATTGTCATCGACGTAATTAAGTACATCGTTTGCGAGCACAAAATCCTCCTTGTCTACAATGACTGCCGTGATAAGATATTCGTGCCTGTCATACGCATCGCAAAACGCGGGGAAAGTCGAGGGGTTAACATCCACAACGTGCTCCCCGTTGGCCGCAAGACGTTGTACGGCGGAGAACTTATAGTACGGTTTGCCCGAAAGGTTGATTATCATGGCTTTGACAACTCGTTAAGTTTCTCTTTGAGGTATGCACTACGCACTTTGTACGCGAAAGTGTGGCGTACCTTTAATTTAAACATGATATCTTTCATGCTCATACCTTGATCGAGCAGGATGATAATGGCCAGTTGAACGCAATGCGCGTAGTTATACTGTACAATATCGTCCCAAAACTCGGGAAATTTGTACTCCTTTTTTATCACCCCCATGACCGCGTCATAGTTGGGCATCTTTTTCAACTTTTCGATAGGTTGGGTCTCGAAACTGTAAAGAGCGTAGCGTATACGCGCCAGCGGTACGGTCTCGTCCATAAGCATGGACATGGCCAATATCGACCCGTTCCGGTCTTTCCGGTCGGCCAAACGTCTCGTCGTCCATGCGAGGTAAGGTGTGTGACCGAATTTGGCGAGTTGTTCACATAGAGCGTACGGCACCTTGAATTTTCGCATCTCTATGTAAAAAAAATCTACTACTGGATTCATACTATTTCTTTTTCTTTTCGGGGTTTCTTATCCATGCAAGCGACGATCCGTATATGCCGAAGATGCGTTTTTTACCCGTCGGTCTGTATACTTTAGTCGCACGTATTGCGTCTGCCACTTTACGACCTATGGCCGTGTTCATTTCTTTGCGTTCGTACCCGTAGAACTCTCGTGCTACTTCTTGCGTACAAATGTACTCCCGAGGTTTGCCAGTCCATACGTCCTTTTTGTCCTCCCAATAATCCCTATGCTCGAACGTCGACATCTCGTCCCAGTTGTCGGGAACAGGCATGTTAAGATAATCGAGCAACGAACCGAGGTCCAAGTCTTCCGCACGGTGCACGTTGCGTACTTCTCGTGCTTGCTCCTCCGCTTCCTGCGACAGTACAGGTAGCACACCTTGTAAATAGTAGTGTACGGCTTCGGCCCAGTATTTGTCCACAAGGTCGAGGAACGCATCGTCGTGCACGCTGATCGTAATACGTTCCGGGTTGCACATCAAACCCCACCAACGCCGACCGTCCTCCGACGGGTCGTCGAGAAAAACGACGTCGTTCGACGAGGCGATAAACACGCATTGACGTTTGTACGTCTTTGTGTATTTAAGGTATGCCGAGCGGTAGCGGTCTTCACCTTTGGTTACAAACGCTTTACGGCTGTTGGTGGATCGGTTCTGCACGCCGTTCAACTCGGGAATCTCCATGATCCACACGCCGCGCAACTGCTCGTATGCCTCCTTACTGCCGTTAAACGTATAGAACGTATCGCTCCCCCACAGTTTCGCCATACGTCGAATGAAACGTGACTTACCAAGACCCTCCTCCGATACCAACACAGGTATGTAGTCCATCTTAGAGGCAGGCATGAACACGCGACGCACCGCCCCAACGAAAAACTTTACGCCTACCTCGCGTGAGTACAGCGTATCAGCCACACCGAAACAGTCGATAAATATCGTCTCCAAACGTTTCTCGCCGTCCCATTTGAGCGAGTTAAGGTAGTCACGCACGGGATGGAAAGCATTCTTATGTTCGACGATATTCAACGCATCGTTCAGTACGATACGCGAATCAAACTCATATTTCTCCTCGAAATGCAGACGCAAATAACTCTCGTCCACATCCTCCATGTCGATGTACTCCTGCAAATTCTTACAGTCCTCGTTGTCCGTACGCACCTGTGAGGTACGCCAGTAGGGGAGTTTTTTCAACACGGGCATCTCGGAGAATTGATCGTACCCAAATACGTCCCGCACGTCGGGGTCATAGGTAAGGATCAATTCTGCGTTTTTCAACGTCTTAGTAAGATTGCCTTTATTGTCCACCTCCAAACGTTCGTTAAGGATCGCTTTGGCCTCCTCGTCGGACATACTGTCCAACGTAAGACGGTGCGCTTTCCCGCTGTCCGGCTTAATACCGAGTGAATCGCAAAGCGCGGCCATCGCCGCCTCACCTTGTTTACCCTCTCCGAACTTGTACAGACGCACGGCATCATACGCATTGTGGCACCTACCTAAATAGGGGTCTGACGAGTGATTGGAGTACAAATATTTATCCTCGTAAATCACTCCTCCGCCGTATGTCGTTGCACCCGCTAACGTATATCGTCCGTTATTAGTCGGAATCCATATGTCCGACAGGTATGTTGCGATTGCTTCGCGTATCGTGTATTTCGAACAGAAACCACCGATAATGCCGCCCTTAAATTTAGGGTCCTGTACACGCACCTTGGGGGGCACCTCTATACTTGATAGGTCCCGCCAGTTTTTAAGTTGCCCCAGTATCTCGTCTGCGTCCAGCGGCTCGCCGTCCTCGTGCGCATCGAAGTAATACTTTGCGTCTTTTGGTACGGACGGCAGGAACATTATGCGATTAAAGTCGAACGTAGACGTGTCGAGAGGCAGTTTAAACTGGTCGTGTAGTATGCGCATTAGTGCGGCATACTCGTCCGCAACTACAATACGAGACAACGGCGCGACTACACGATAACGCGGTTCTGTCGGTGTCGAACTGTGGGTCGAATGTATAATATACTGATGACCGTACAGCCATGTGTGCAAACTCTTTAACGTCTCTACGTCAGCCTCGTCTATGTCTATAACGAGTAACTGACGGTACGCTACTTTACGTTTAGTTACAAGTCCTCCTATGAAAAAACCTACGTCCTTTACTTCGACACGCTGGGCTTTCGTCATGTCCGAGTACTGCCGCATAGTCTCTTGCGTATATACGACGTCCTTTAGACGTTTGACGATCTCGGGCCACTCCCATTGGTATTGTTGTTGCACGCTTGTGGCCGTACGTTTTGCTCCTAACGCTATGTCATAAACCATAGTTGTTTTTTTTTTTACTCTAACACCTCGAACCCCTCTTTACGCACCTTACGAATAGCGTTTTTCAAATTCAACGCTTGAAAGTACATACACCCGTCGCGTGCCTGCACACGGGACGTACTACTGATGCTGAATTTATTGCGTTTCGCATTGTACGAATAGAAATGTTGCGTATTGACCTCCGCCGCACGCACGATCTTGGACTTTGAATCGTACTCGAACAACGTAAGACCGGGACGACGTATCATCGTTCCCAAAAATCGGTGCTTCTGCTTTTGAGGTTTGGGCGCGATAACGACGTCTTTTGTTTTAAATTTATCAAGTTCCATTTTATTTTTCGGCTTCTGTTTCGTATATAATTTCGGCTTCGACGTCGGCGTCGGTTTCAATTTTGGCCTCCGTTTCTTTGCTGTACAATCTACGTTCAAAGAAACAAGACTTTTTAAAACCATCTGCGCTCAATCTACATATACAATCCGTAAACTCGTCGCATACCAGTTTCAACGAACACAAATTGCAATCGTACTGTCCGTCCAAGTCATCTTCGTAAACAAGGTCGTGAATCTCTCCGTTGATAATTATAGTTACGTTTTTCATATCGGTTGGTTATTTGATGTATCGGTCCGAATAAAACCCGTCACCCGTCGTAACGAGACCCGGCGCCCATTCGATGGGTCGCTCCATCTCTTGGATAAGGCTTGCGTACGCTTCGGCGCCATCGTCGACAAGGTACCATACTTCGTCATGCACGGTACCTACGCACGTATACGAATACGTACTTTGTACACGACGCATAATATCGACCAGTATGTCGCGTGCGATAGCCTGTACAACGTTCTCCGTCAGTACTCCGCCCCATAGCTTCGTCCGCACGGCGTGTTCTCCGCCTCGGGAATAATCGAGGTAATACAAATCGTGCCGTTCGTCCATGTGCACACCTTTATAATATAAGGCACGTCCGCTGGGTAGAGTGATCGAAGCGGTCCGACCGTCAAACTTAAAGACGAGACGCACGTTATCGACAACGGTTACACGGCATACACTCGTTTTCATAGCCTCACGGAACGCACGCTCCAGCCGACGCCACAGATCGCAAATTTCGGGATTCGCTCCGCGCCACTTGCGCACGATCTCCGTAACCTTTTCGAGACCGACCTCCCGGTAAAAGTCCGGCGCAACACGTTCGATTGCATTCGGGCCGCCACCAAAGCCAAGCCCGAGTTCCGCACATTTACCCATTTGTCGCTCCGGCATACCTTTGTGGACCTCCGGGATGTTGAACATACGCTCGGCTGAACGCGAGTATATGTCCTCTTTATTAATGAACGCATTCATACGCCATTTGCATTGCGCAAGCCACGCCGTTACTCGCGCTTCGATCTGCGAAAGGTCCGCACACACGAAATCCTTACCTGCTCCGTAGATGCACAAACGTAAGTGCTTACGCAAGTGGTCGTAACTCTTTACCTTAGACAGGTCTGTCGACGTGTCGTCCCCACCGTGCGCGAAGTTCTGCAACTGCACGCCACGACTACTCCAGCGGCCCGTGTGGGCGCCGTGCCCGACGAACTCACCATGCAGACAGCCGTCCGGACAAATACGCTCGCGGGCCGTTTTGATCTTCGAAAAGGCGGCCCCGGTAGCTTGATCGCGCAACTCCAAAATGGGGTGCGTGACCCCCTCGCGTGCCTTTTTATTGAGGGACGAGAGTTCCACCCCGCACGAAAGTAGTGCGGCCTGCACCTGCTTCGTGGAGCGCAGATTCTCGACGCCGTACAGTCGTCGCGCCTCCTCACCGGCGTCCGATGCGTATTTGTGCGCAAGCGTCTCGATCTGTGTGGCGAGGTCCATGTCGAACGGCACGCCGTCGAAGTTCATGTAAAACGTAAATTGCATTACGAAACACTCGATTCCCGGAAGTGGAGACATGATATTGTACGCCTGTCGCATTACCTCCACGTCCGATACGGCGTAAAGTTTGAACAATAAGGTACGTTCGATCTCAATTACCTCCTGCCCGTATTGCATGACAGGTTTTACCATAGGACTGTTGCGCAAACCTTGTACATATTCGAGGCATACGCGCAGATGTTCCGCCGTTTCGACGTCCCGCACGTCCTCGTTATACCTGCCTATGCCTACGGACTTCTCGAACGATTCGGAAAAACGCTCTTTCATTTCGTTGTACTCGGTATCGGTAGGTACGCCGAACAGGTCCATCGAATCAGCGGGCGCGGCTCTCTTTACGGGCTTTGCGTAATGCAACATCTCCTCCGGCGAGGCCTTTGCTTGTGTTTTGAGTACGTGGGCAAGAAAGCCCAATTTACGAGGAAGACCGTAGTACGCCGCAACGTATGCGGTATCGTACCAGTCGCACAACCGCGTGTCGATACCTAATACATGGATCGCAATCGCCGCGTCGAACTCGGCGTTATGCGCGACTTTTAACGTATCGTAATCCTCGATTGCTTTGTATACCTCCTCCGGCATTTCACGAGACGTACACGCCGTCTCGTCATTAAACGCCCACGAAATAAGCGTCATTTCCGTAGACGCATGGCGCGCATACCTGTGGGACCCGACAGTTTGCACGTCCAACTCCGATCGCGTCTCGAAGTCAAGGAATAGAATCCGTTTGTAGTTCTTGCGTATCATCTTTTAATAAGTTGAAAATTTGCACGTTGTGCCGTCCCGCCCGGCGAGGCTTTCGCCCCTCTATGCAACGTGTCCCTTTTAGAAAGGTAGGTCGCCGTTATCGTCTTCGATAGGTGCGCACGGCTTTCACTCGTATTCTCCGAGGTCGATGTAGTCGTCGACGTTGTTCGACGCTCCGGCGATACGCTCACCGTCGGCATACTTCACGACAGCGTGAACATTGCAACCGATGCCCTGCGCGGTGGAGTTGTAATACGTCCAGAACGATACGTTTGCGATGATGTAGTCACCGTCTTCCAAACGTTCGTCCGAAAGGTTTTCCACCGATACGTTCGGCATGGGCACACCGTTGATAATCATACGGCGCTGCATGTCCGACACCAGCGGGCGGAAATTCTTGGACGCCACTTTGAGCATCATGTACCCGCGGAACGCCTCTTTGCCGTCGTTCATGTCTGCAAACTCGTCGCCGTCGATCCAGCAGTTGTTTTTGGGGTTGATCGCTTTCGCGTTCTTGCCCTTGAACCCTTTCGACTGGAGTTCTGCGAACGCTTCGGCGAAACGGTCGTTGATCTGTTTGACTTTATTCTCGTCCGACTTGGGTACAAGAATAATCGCGTTGTACTTGGGGTCGCCCTCCACACCTTTTACTGCCTTTTTCTCGAAAAGACCTGCGGGGTACACGACACGGCACACGGGTGCGCCCTTAATCTGAAATCTGTCCATACGTTTAAATTGTTTAATTGGTTTGAAATGTGTTATGCGTTTTTAAGCATGTTAACGTAGTACTCTTTGAGACGTTCTTGCCCCTCGTCGTCACCCTCCGAAAGGAAAATATGCGCGAGAGTAAGCACGTTTTTGTCCGTAACGTTCAGCGTTACACCGTTGCCCACCTCAAACTGCAACATTATGCCTTGTACGAAGACCTGTTCGTGCAAATCCATGCAGTCCTTTACATAGTCGTGCAGGTCTTTGAGAGCGCACGCCTCGGCCCCGTCTGTTTCCCCGATCAGTGCCTCCCACAGACCTTTTGACTGCTTGATCGTTTCGATCAGTCCGATGACGTGGCAGGCCGTCGATACGTCGGGCTTCGGGAATTTTTCGACCGTGTTCCCGATCTTAACCTCCAAAACGCCGTTTTCGTATTCAACGAATTTTGCGCTAATAAGGTTGTTCAACTCATAATAGTTTTTCATACGTTTAATTAAATTAAAGGGTTTATATTAATTAAATTAAAGGGTTTATAACGTTGGCAAGTTTACACAACTCGACGATACGTTCAGAGTGATTTAGGTAGTAATACGAACTCTTATGCAACAGCGTAACCGGGAGTTCGTACCGGCGGTCCGGCGTGTAGCCCGCACGAGTAAAAAGACCTATTAAATACTCTACGTTGCAATGGTTTTGGTATGACTTACGTCGGTGAAACTCGTCACGCGGTACCTCGTCCGTAAAAAATAGGTCCATCATATCACCCGTTGACAACGTATTGTTGCACTCAATATAGGTATGATCAAAACGTTTGTCTCTCAACGCACGAATGATGTACTTTTCGTCCACGATTTCGTTAAAATCAGTAAGCCAAAGGATCGTTTGCGGATCGTCATACCCCGACCGTGCACACCTTTGTATCTCGAAGCCCACGCACGGGACGTCATGCCGCAAGGGGATGACCTTGACGGTATATTGGAACTCATTGGAACACAGCACTTTAACATCGCCGGGAGTAAGGCTGGAGAAAGCCAAGAAAGGCCATTTTTGGGCCAACCTGTCCGCTGTCTCGGGGGTGCAGTAGGTAGGTAAGCCCCCCACCTTATCGAGGCATTTTGTGTGGTCTGTGTGGTTGTGGGTAAGCAATACATGTTCACCTTTGGGAACCTCGGGCCAACCTACGTCGATGATCAGAAAGTCGTCTATTGATGCGGTGTTGCCGCTACTGCCAGAGTGTACTATATTTACGTTCATACCTATACGTTTAACTTGGCGCCGCTCGCGCTCTCTATTGCTTTTAGTACTTGATCAACTTTGTCGGCGTCACGTTCAGACAAAACCGTGAACAGGTTTGTCAGTACCTTACGCCGCAGGGCACGGAACGACGGGTTATTAAACGCATTCACGAGGTCACGGCCGCCGCGCTTCTCGTGGACAACACGGAACTCCCGCACGTCGAATTCGCTCATATCGTCCCCGTTGGGGAATTCGATACGCACAGTAAACCAGCCTTTGAATCCGGGCAGGTTCTCGTCCGGTGTCGGAACGCTGTTTATAGTATCTTCGATCTCCCGATAGCTGGACACACCTATGACCCTGCGGGGCAGGTCGGCTGTGCCAAAACCCAATTCGGCGTATTTCAAGGGTGTGAAATACCTGCGCACGCTCGTCTGTATATAGTTTGCGTGCACCGTTACCGTTAAGATGATGCTATTCATAGTTAATTATGTTAAATTATTGGGGCCCGGCGGCCCGATCAAAGACCGCCGGACAAGATGCGTTATTACAAGCCGTGCGCCTCGGCTAAGGCACGCAGGCGGGCCGTCTCCTGCGCTTTTTGGTAGAGTACATCCAGCCGATCAGCCACGGCCGGGTAATGATTGTACGCGATCCCTACCGCGCTCGATCCCATAGTACAAGAATATCCGCCATACCTCAAACTGTACCCGCGACTGTCCTTTGTGATCGTCGCACCCTTATACACCAGTTCGTCCCATTGCTTTAGGATGTTAATAAAGGTACGCGGCACTTTCCTCCATTGTGCCGCCTCGCTTATCACTCCGCCCGCACTCGACATTTTTTGTAATAGCCAGTCGATCGTGGGTTCTTTGGGGTACGGGTATGTCTTACCCCCGTTGCGCGTTTCGATCCTTATGCCGGACCGCGCCACGCGCGGGAAATTCGTATACCAATCACTGTAAGCCTGCGTATCTTTTGCAGGAAAGAGAATCACGTCTACACCGTACTCGTCGGATAGCTTTTTAAGACGTTCGTACAAAGCGCGTGACGCATCGGATGCGTCCGGCATAATGGGGTTCCCAATTTTTGCTACCACCATGATATAAGAGATGCTACGATAATGACTATTACAATTACGTATAGCAACCCTACGCACATAAAGAATAGAATTGCGAAATCTTTTTGTTCGTCTTCCATACCTCAAGGATTTGTTATGCGCTCCCACATGTCTGCGACTGCGTTGTGTTTACTGTACTTGGTTGCTGACAGAAATACGCACTCCGGGTGTGCTCTCTCGAACGCACGTCGCAGGCTCTCGCGGTCCGTCGCTTCCTCGTTCGTCCCGTACCTTTCGTTGTCTTTGGGGTCGTTTTTAATATAAACGATCTTATACCGGAACCGATCGTAACGCCGCCCGTATGTCTCGTAATGGTCCATTACGATCTGCCGCGCGGCCTCTTTGAGGATGCAGACGCGCGTCGACGGCGTCGAATACTCCCCGAGTTCGTCCAATAGACGGTGATCTGTGGGGCAGGATAGTTGATCCCATTGGGCAATAGGCGTGGAACGTGTGTTAAATGATTCGTCATTCTCCCACGCACGCGCCAACTCCTTTGCCGCCCACCGACTAAGTATTATGCGCTTTTGCATGTCGTTCACGAACTGCGCAAAATATTCGTTATGCGTGCATTTGTGATCCAAATAACCTTGACGTGTGTACATAGTTTTGAGTGTTTAAGTTTGCGGACAATATTGCCCGGTTCGTGCGTTACGCGGTTTCACTCCGCCGTGTTGCGTCTTACGCAAATAACGCTACCCCCTCTACTCTCCGACGGTGAAACGTATTACGTTCCTTACGTCATCGAGCCCCTGCACGCTCTCGGCATTGTCGATGATAATAGGTATCTTGTCGACTGTACCCGTCATCTCTCGCGCCGTCTCCAATATCCGCACGCATATCTCTACGCGCTTGGCTCGGTTAACGCTTTTGAGCGGCACACCTTTGTAGGTGAGTGTACAGGTGGACGAGGTGCGCCCGGTGGTCTTTGCAGTCGTCTCGGTGATGATCTGCACGCCGTCCGGCAGGGCCGGACGGACTGCCGCCGCATCAGCGGCCCGGATTTGTTCGTCAAGGGCGGCGATCTGTGTGTCGATATCCTGCACGCGACGGCGTGCACTATACGCCCGCGATATGATCGCTTCGGCCTGCTCGATGGCCGCCGTCTCTGCGTTGTAGGCTTTGAGCCGCTCGGTGATCCTCTCCACCTCCGCCCGCATACCTTGATAGGCTTCGTTGGCGGCGTCCCGCTCGCGGCGCACGGCGTCGATCTCGGCGGCGGTGTACTGCTTACCGCACGTTGGGCAGACAGTCGGAAGCGTCCCCCCGATCCGGTTGAGCGTCGCAACGTGCGCCCCGGCCCGCGCCAAATAATCGGTCTCGGACGCGGTCAGCGGCTCGACGGTCCGCGGTGGCACCGTGCAGACGGTTAACGCGTACTGCTCGGCCACGCGGCGGTCTTTACGCAGGGCGTCGCGCTCTTTACGGAGGTTTGCCGCTTCGTCGTTCTCGACGAGGGACGCACGCACCAACAAGCGGCGCAGTTGCTCGGCGGTAAGCGCCGGATCAGTCAGTAGGTTTGCGTCAGCACAGGCGACCACGAGATCGATAGGTATACCGAACCGTTGGGCGAGGATGTCGACGAACTCGGCTTGCGTGAGGGCATCGCCGCACAGATATAATTGTGTCGATCCCTTGTGGGTGAGTACACGCCGTATAGTCGTGCCGTCGGTGGGCCATCCCTTAATCGTTACGCTGGTGTTGACCTCGGGCCCCGGGTCCATACCTGTTTGCGGGTCGATCCGTCGCGGTTGGAACCCGTTGAGCGTTCGGCCCGTGAGGGCGAACACCCATGCGTTAACCTGTGTCGTCTTACCTGCCCCGTTGGGCATCGTGCGTGACGTGAATGGCGCATCAAAGACATCTAACGCACCGAACTGTATTACTGAAAGTTGCATACGTTTAAATGGTTAAAATGATTAAAAGACCCCCGGCCCGGCACCTTCAAGCCGGGGGATGTAGTAAGGTACGCACCTGCCTGCGAAAGCGAATGTTATGTGGGTGCGTACCTATTTACCTCTTTACTGTGCGTCCGGGTCGATACCGGCGGCGATCAGCATTTGGCGCAGGCGCTCGGCTTCGCTCTGCATCTTGGCGGCCTTGCTCTCGACCTCGGCCAGCCGTGCCGATACGCTCGCACGTCCTGCGCTCTTCGGGAGTTCGAACGACATTACGACCTCTTTTGCGGCCTCAACGTCAGCATCGAACTGTTCGGCCTCCTCTTTCTTGGCCTGCAACTCGGCTTCGAGTTTTGCGATTTCCTCGCCCAGTTTCGCGCGGTTCTTTTCCTCGGCCTGCACGAATGCGGCTGCACGTTTGGCGGCGATCTCGGCGGCGCAGTCGGCGGGAATCTCGCTGTCCTCTACCACACCGCGCACCAGTTTTTCGATCCCGTCTTCCTGCGGCACGAGCGTAGCGCGGAAGAAATTCCCGGTTCGCTTCTCGAAGTTGAGGGTGGCGGCGCTCAACGCGGGGAGTTTGGCGCGGAGAATCGCGGTTGCTTTCTGCACCTCGGGCGTTGCGTCTGCGGCGGCTTCGTTTTCGGCGTGTTCTGCGGGGATCGGCTCGGTCTGCGGCATCATCTCCTTGTTTTCGTTTTTCATAACTGTAAGTGATTTAATTGGTTAATAATTAGACGTCTTCGCGTCATTGCAGCGGGCCGGGGTGTTACTCCCCGCGGGACGGTTTGCCGTGACCCGCCATACCTTATTTGTCGTACTCCCGGTCGAAGGCACGATGTAATGCGTAGTCCTTTTTGTAATACTTGCTTACGACTAATACCGTACGATCTGTATTTAGGCCTATCGCGGTGCCGTTGGCACCTCTTACGTACGTGACGAGTGGCAGACAATTGCGTATTGCATCGGCGTATGCGTCGTCGTACGTGCTGTACGTCTTGAAAAGTACGCATTGACTTGATTTACTCCGCACCGCGGTTGCGTATCCTCCCGATGACAGTTTTACGATCTTTGCCCGGCGCAATGGCTCATACCTTTGTTTGCGTCTCTCTGTGAACTCTGCGAGCGAAAGCCGTTCCGTCTGGTTGTCCAGAGTGTCCATTACCTCGTACGCCCGCTGTGTCGTGTTGTACGTTACACGTACGAGTGTGTGGAACTGCTTATTAATATAATATGTGTCTTTCATTACATGCAGGATTCAATTAACGCCCACGCCTGTATATGCGCCCTTACTTGCACGTCCATCCACGTTTCCCGTGCGTTGGGGGCCTTACGCCCGAAATCTGTACGTCTCAACTCGGACGGTGTGCAAAGTGCCTCGGCGATCTCTCTGTCTCGGATCATTGCGCAACCGCCATAGCAGTATTGTTCCCAATCGTTCGCACCGTTAAGCACAGTTTTTTCGGTTAGCGGGGGTACCGGGTCTGACCCCTCCCGATCCAGTACTATTTCCTCGTATTTATCTAACAGACATTCGGCAATCTCTTTTACGCCCTTGTCCCATGCCGACCGGGGTTTAGTAGCCGCCAGCCGTTCCCGTATTTTCTGCATCTCTTTCATAGTTGTAAGTGTTTAAGTGTTTGCCCGGCATACCTATTTGAGCAGGTAGCAAAGGTACGTACAAGTGGGCCGACCGACCTCGTCGCGGATCGCTACCACCGCGTCGGGCATGTAGCCGCGAGCAGCGAGACTGTCGCAAAACTCGCGTGCCTCTCGGTCGTTGTCGCCAAAGCACGCCGTCGGCGCATCTTTCCCCGAACGAAGGGCGGCGGTCATTGCAGGAGTACACGACAGCGTTACGGGTGTCTCGGTCGGGGCGGCCAGTACGCAAAGGCCGTCGATAGCGGCGTTAATCAATGCGTACGACCCGTATGGCTGTTCGTACTCTTTAGTCATGCGAAGGAAATCAATAGTTTTCATAGTGTTTAAGTATTTAAGTGTTTAAGTTATCTATTTGTTGCGTGCTTCCTTGCGTGCTTCCTCGCGTGCCATTACGCGATCGTACTCGTCTTTAACCTCCACCCATGCGAATTTGTCCCAATAAATAACCATCGGATTCCACGGGTTTATCCTCTCTATTGCCTTTGCCATCTCGAATTTGGTCATGCGTTTCATACGTCTAAGTTTTTAAATAGTTTAAACATATCGGGGTGTCGTCCTCTCTCCCCCTTTCGTTACACAAATATAATACGAAAAAGCGGAATCACCAAATAAAATCACGGAAAAATGCACCCGAACGTGAAAATAAAACGTTTTTGTGTAGTTTTGACCTCTACAGACCTTTTTTGTTTACTTTCTCGCCCCTGCATACCTTTTTTGTTTGGGGTCCGGGCCGAAACGGTTTACTTTACTTGACAGGGTGTTAAGTAAAACGGCCGAAATCGTTAAGTAAATGACAAATGATCTCGCTGAAAATCAGTAAGTTACAGAGGTGCTTACTTAACCCCCTTGATTATCAGCGAGTTACACGGGAAAATGAAGTCGCTGAAAATCAGTAAGTTATAAGGGGTCCAACTTAACACCCTTGGAAATCAAGGAGTTACACGGGAAGATTAACCGCCTGACAGACAAGCAGTTAGACGATTGCCAATTTGCCCCCTTGATAATCAGCGAGTTACACGGGAAGATCAAATCCCTGTAAACCAGTAGGTTACAAGGGTGGTTTTGTAACTACTTGAACGACACGGCGTTACGCGGGAAAATAAAGTCGCTGAAAATCAGTTAATTATACCCTGTCAGATTTCGCGGAATCCAATTCGAAAATTGGAACTGCTGAAAATCAACGAGTTAGCCCCAAAAAATTCCGCGAAATCGAACAGCCCCGGGAAGATGCAAATTCTTAACTTTTCCACGGTTTTTCGACCCTCCAAGGGCCGATTTTCACGAAAAAGTTTGGAATTACATTCAATTTTACAGTCTGATTTTGCGGAAAACGTTGACTATCAAAGGTTTGCAAAGATTTTATCTTCCGGAAGATAAAACAAAATCGCTGTAAAGGTCTGTAAATCAAGGTGTTAATTTTCCGCTGTAACTCCCTATTAATCAAGGGGTTACAAAACACCCTCTAACGTATTGATATTCAGCGGGTTAATCTTCCGCGGCAACGCCTTGATTATCAAGTAGTTGAAAAATGGCCTCTGTAACTTGTTGATAATCACCGAGTTCATTTTCCGCGGCAACTCGCTGTGTATCAGTAACTTAGAGAGACCGATTATCAGGCAGTTAGAGACGCTGAAAATCAGCGAGTTACGAAAATTGACTTTCATAGCAAAAACCGTGCCAAACTTTATTTTCCGTAACTGCCCCAGTATCAGCTATTTACGAAAAACACACTTTTCCGCGGTTTTGTAAACTACTTGTAAATCAAGGCGTTACACTACTAATACGATCAGGCGGCCCGACGGCCCGGCGCGAAAGGTTGGCCGCCGAGACGCCGCCCCGTCGGACCTCGGCGAGCCGTCGAAAACCCGTTAATCCCGGACACTCAACAGTTAATTCGCAGAATCGAAAAGCAGTACCCTAACGTATCGACGTATCGACGTATCGACGTATCGACGTATCGACGTATCGACGTATC